AGAAGCAGTGCTTCAATTAATGGCCTTGTTCCAGGGGCTCAATATATTGATTTTGCATCACCACAATCTCAAAGCCTAGGATTGAAAAATGTTACACAGAATAGCAAGACTGGATTAACTGCCTCAACTACATATAAATTTATGCTTAACCTAGATGGCCAAAGAGAAGAAATATCGTTTACAACAGATGCTAATAATCTAAATTGGGGAGGTGTAAATGGAGTCCTTGCAAAAATAAGATCAGCTCTAGATGATAAAGTTAAAGATGGTAGTCTATATAGGAATATTAGCGTATCAATACAGGATGGAGATATAGTATTTAAAAGTCATACAGGTGGAGGTCATTGGAATGGATACTGCACCAATCGTGGCACTGATCACACGAATAGAACAGGGGCATCTCAATTAGATATACAGAAAGCAGGCTCAGGTAATGAGTTTCTTGGTTCAGGGAATATCCCAGGTTCTATGCTACCATTTACAAGTAATGAATTCGTGTCAGTAAATAGGCCTCATCCTAAGACATCTGAAATCGTTGAAGACACTTCTAATGTATTATTAGATAGAGGCGATGGGACTATGAGAAGGATTTTAGGTGGAGTAGGCACAATTAACTATGAAACAGGAGCTGTAGACCTGTCTGGACTTCCTGCTTGGTCTCAATTATTAGCTTATGGGCAAAAGAACTCTGCTCATTGTGGCTCATTTGCTACCACTGTTTCAAATAATAGAAATGGTATATCAGCAGTATATGCTAGAAGCACTAACGCTAAGGCAAATTCGTTAATAAGAATAACCTTATTAGCATAAAGGAGAATATATATGGCTATCTCAGGTAACTATTGCACAATAACAGATATTAAAGATATTTACCCTAATATAGATGAGTATGATTTAAAGTCTCCTATCTATGGGTGGACTAGTATGGTTAATAATGTTGGGGCAGAGCTCCCAAACCATCATGTTGCTTGGGATTGTGGAAATGTTGAAAACTTATATGTAGATGGAATTGACCAGAGTAATACTCAAAATAGTACAAGCTCAGTCACAACCACTGATGGCTCATTAACTGCTTCAGGTACTACTGTGACAATCTCAGGGAGTGCTAGTAAAATAGCTAGTCCTGGGTTAATCAAAATTGATAGTGAAATAATGTACGTTGTAGCAGTGGTAGGATTAAATTTAACTGTTGCAAGGGGATACTTGAACACTAAAAAAGCTACTCATGCAGATGGAGCTTCTATCACACCTATCTATGACTTTGACAATGATAATGAATGGTACTATGATTCTAGTAGAGATTTTATTATATATCATCATACTACTGCTCCAGAAAATTTAAATATAGAAGCAGGGGCAAATTGGGACACATTGACAACTAGAATAATAAAGAATGCATCTAGATATTTTGATTCAAGGGTTGATGCTAATTTACCAAGAGACCAATGGAAAGATAAGGAAGGCAACTATGATTATATAGTTATTAGAACTACTGCTTTAATAGCAGCATACTTTCTTATAAATGCCAGTAGTCCAGGAAGTGAATTAGCATTACAATTTATGGATGAAATAAATTTCAACATAGAACAAGTAAATACAGGTAAGACAAGATTAAATTATCAAGTTTCTAGTGATTCTTCTTCTGGAATATTGAGAGAAGTCGTATCTCCACAAAATGCTAACCCATTACATATAGTTGATACT